GATCTGTGGTACAATGTTAGCAGTCAAGGACGGGTATCTGCGATGTCCCTACTGCGGGGCCAGCAGAGTGCAGCGGATCCGACCAGAGACAAGGGCCTCGCAGCTCCAAGTCTACTGCCGCAAGTGCAAGCGGGAGCTGATCGTCAATATCGCCCAGGGCCAGTGCTTCCAGAGCCAGTGCCGATGACCTTCCCGGTCGTCGTGCATTGGCTCTTTTTGTTTGGCTTATGAGCTTTGACTACAGCAGCAGTAACCGCAGATGGCAGCGGCTGCGTAAGCGGATCCTGGCACGAGACGGCTATATGTGCCGGGAGGCCGCGAGGTATGGCAGGCTGATCCCTGCCGATGTCGTGCATCACATCTGGCCGGCGGAGGATTACCCGCAGTACGCCTACTGCGCCTGGAATCTCATCAGCCTGAGCCGGGAAAATCACAACGCCATGCACGACAGGGTCACCGACGCGCTGACGCCGCTGGGCATCAGCTGGAAAAATCGGACCCCCCCACCCCGAAAACCGTGATTTGGGGTCGCTTACAGCTGGGGCGGGGAACTCCGCGCACACACGGCGGGAAAAAATTCCCAGAAAATTCCCGTCCCGGCCCCGTATATAGACTCGCGCACGGGCCGCGCCCGTGACCCCGCGGGTCACGATCACGGACACGTCCCACGGAAGGAGGCAGAACATGGCCAAGGAAACCCAATACCGCCAGCAGCTGGAGTCTCTGGGAATCTACGACCCGGCTTTTGATGGCGCGATCCACACCCTGTGCATCCAGGAGCGGGAATTGTCCAGAGCCATGAAAGCCTGGAAGGCCACGGCGGACAAAAACGCCGCTCCCTCCATCACCGACCCGCTCTACGCGGAGATCTCCAAGCTCCGCCGTGACATTTTGGCCCGTCAGGACGCACTGGGCCTGACCCCCAAGGGCCTGCAGCGTCTGCGCCGACAGCAGCCCCAGACCTCGGAGGCATCCCCGCCCCCGGCCTCCGGCAATCCGGCATTGACGCAGCTGCTCAACACCATCCGAGGCAAGCACAATGGCAGCACCCCATGAGCAGATTGTCCTGGACTACGCCAACCGGACGGCGGAATCCCCTACGGCGGGCCTGGATGTCCAGGCCGCCTGCCGGAGATACCTCAACGACCTGGTGTGTCCAATTTGGACACATCGCACCGACATGGCGGAGGGCATTATCGAGATCATCGAGACGCTTTTCTGCCACCAGCAGGGCGAAAACCTGCGGGGCCACCCCATCCGGGGCACACCCCTGTACCTGGAGCCCTTCCAGCTTTTTGTGATCTACAACATCTGCGGCTTTTTCGCC